CACATCTCTATTATACCATATATTGCACCGCATTACCTTAAAGTTTAGCCTTCGCCGATTTTGTTCGATTATCATTAAATCATTTCTGATTTAAGCGGCAAAACATTTACCGTGGACTCCATCAACTTCAATTGACCTAATTTCAGGAGTTGCTTCAAAGCTTCCGCCACCACGTGTTGCACCTAATAACTTGCCATCAGCAACAGCGGTCTCAAACGTGTCTGTTTCAATGTCAAAATCAATAAAAAATGCACCTGCATCTAACAATAAATTTTCAGCAGTCTTTTCAGTATATCCACTGTATGATTCGCATTTATTCATATTATATCCTCCTATCAAAATAACGTACTCCAAAAATTAATTTTCTTACCTTGAGATGTTTCTCGTCTTCGTTTAATGGCGGCAAACGATTCATCCAAAAGATAGTAAACTGTATATTTTCATCAATATAATGAAATCTTTTAAAAGCTCTCCAAATGTTGCTCGCTATCGTTTCTATTTCCGTTGTATCATCTTTATCATCATATACGTCAATATCCATATTGAATATCTCTTGATCACCATTCACAAATGAATTAGGAAAACTTTGTACAACATATGGATAAGTGACATCTTTTGGCGCTTGATGAAAATACACTTTATCATGATATTTTTTCAACTCACGCATAGTTGCTTTTCTTAATTCAATCATTATTCTTCACCATCAGGGCTGACCGCCTCGCTCTCGTCTATCAATCCGTCTCCGCTATCCGTTGTGATAGCTGATAGATATTGAGACTGTATGAGTCTAATTTCATTTATGTTTTCATAAACAGAGTTTCTTAATATGTTTCTGGCCGGTTGGTTATTAGTTCCTAATTCTTGGTCAACTCCATACCAAGTTCCGTGCTTAAAACCTACTTGTAAATCCGTTTCACGTCTACGCACCCAATATTGGTTACTTCTGTATGGTCTACGTGCTCTTCTCATCCCGGGCAGCTTTCTTACTTCGTCATTCATTTTCCGTCTGATAAACTTTGCCGAATCTCTTAATGCGGCTCTTGATAATTCTGTAATTGTGTATTGCGCTCTATCGATACTTTCGGTAAATTCTACGCCATTCTTAGTTATTTTAGTTACAGATTTAGGCATTGCCATTTAATCAGCCCCTTTACAGACTAATTCTAATCTGTCTATATCCATAGGTTGTGGATTATTTCTGTGATTAGGTTTATACGATCTAATAACATCGTATAACTTGCCTTCATACTCTACTTCAGACTCTCCACTATAGTCATAACGATTAATTACAAACATTATTTCTGGTTGCATATCAATTTTAGCCGCATGATAAAATTCATTTCTCGTGATAGATTCTACTTCACACAGAACGGTTGTTCTTTCTTGGATGTCGATTACATCGCCCATATCATTAGTTGTTTGTGTCGTTTTGATTAAGGTTATTTCATCATTCATCATTTTTCTTCACACTCGATATAACAAGGTTGTGTAATCTAAACTGTAAGTGTCTAGGCATGCCATCGTGACTATCCCTGTTTTGGTATCTCCATGTAGCGTAATCAACAACAAACATTAAAATAAAAGGGTTATCCAATTCAATGGACAACCCCTGTAAATCTTCTAATTCCTTTTTCACTCCGCTTATGATAGCAGTTAAATATTCGTCTCTTGCACCAGATGTAATGCCTATCCTAGCTTTAACTAAATTAAGGACTGTCTCCTTATCCATACAATCCCTCCTGGATAGCATCTATTATTTCTGCTTTAGTCATACGGTCACTAAGCCCCTCAATGCCTAATTGTCTACCTAAATCAAGCAATTCCGCTTTTGTCATATCCATTGAGGGAGCAGGAGCGCTTAGCGTCCTATTTATTCCCCCGCATCGACCTCGTCATCAATAGTGATAACGACAAACGCATCTGTATAAATAGGCTTACCGTCATAACGAGCAGTGCCTTTAAAAACAGTCTGATCTTGGATAAATCGTACATCGGTTGATACAGCAAGTTTAACTCCCGCACGCTCTCCTAATAGGTATTTCTTAAAATCACCTAATACAATAGTGTCATCTGGAGCGTATTGAGAGAATACAATACGAGTACCATCTGGCAAACGTGGAGCTTGTGCTGTCTGTACTACTAAACGACCGTCAGCAGTCGGCAAAAATGTTTGTGGTGCAAGTTTAGAGTAGTAAGTAGATCGTTTCATAACTGCAATAACTTCACCCACAGGCGCACCGTCTTCGCCATCATCAATTAAAGCCATGTTTCCTACAATGTCAGCTAAAGTTCCATCAGATGTTGTATTTCTGTCAACTTCACTTACTAAGGCAGTGATGACTCCTTCAGGTTGTTTAGCAGTTGCACCTTCACCGATTAAAATTGCTTTATCAAGTGACTTGGCGATTGCCATTGCTAAACGTTGCTCAATAAAGTTAGCTAAGTTAATCATGCTATCTTCAAGCACTGCATTACATACAGGGATAAATCCACCTACTTTAAAGCCATCTAATTCAGTTTGCGTAAATCCAGATGCTAATTCTTCTACAGGGTCACACATTTCAGTCCAAATCGCCTCAGGAATTGCACCATCCATAATGATACGTGCTGTACCACTTAAAGTTTGTACGGTAACTTCTTTGTAAAGATTAGAGTAGTCTCCTAAACGTTGTTGGATCATGTTAATGACTTGTTCTGGGATGATGATTTCTGTGTCAGTTAATGCACGCTTGTTTCGTGCGCCTTCCGCTACCTTTGTATAAAATTCTCGTACTTCTGGTTGGTTTAATCTTTCTAAAATCTGTGAACGTGTTTCATATTTGTTGTGAGCCATCCTTGTATCTCCTCCTAAATTTTCCTTAGATTCTTTTTTACTACGTTGTGATTCATTGTTCTTTGGTGCTTCATCGTTTAATTCTTCCAACTCAACTTCTAAATCTTCCAGTTCTTCTTCTAGCTTTTTCTTACTTTCTTCCTTCTCATTAAATTCCTTCGATTCATTTTCTAATGCTTCGATGGACTCATTAACAAGTTCGATATCTTCTTCAGTTTCCGCTTGCTCTAATGCTTCACGTAATTCCTTTTCACGTGTTGCGAATGATTCTCGTAATTCGATATATTTTTCTTCTGATTCAAATAAAGCGTTGATTTCATTTCTTTTTGCTTTAATTTGACTTGCTAGCCTTAATTGTTTTAATGACATTATCTAATCGCTCCTTCATATTATGTTTTCTTTTTTCTATACTTCTTTGTTGAATTTTTTCAACCTGTTGCATTCGTGCCTGAACACTAGTATCAGAATAGGCAGGGAATGTTACGATTGATACTTCGTGTAGATCTACTTCTCTAATAGTCCACTTGACCGAACCATCATCCCGATACTCTGTATCTTCTTTGATGATGTTAAAACCAAACGAGCATTGGTCTATATCGCCACGCTTTACACGTTCATACAAATTGACTGCATCAGTATCGTTCTCGTTGATTTTAATTGATCCCCACAGACCACGACTATCCACCTTTAATTCAAGTGTGTTTGATTTATTCCTACCCAACACAAAGCCTGTATCATGGTTTACAAGCGCTCTAATATCATTAGATAAAGTATTATCAAATGCGCCTGGGGCAATTTCTTCAAACGCTCCAGGGAATAGTTCCGTCTCTGAATTGTAAACAGCAAAATAACCTTCAATCACTTTTTCCGATGTTTTTTCATCTGAACGAGTTTGAAGGTCTATCCCTAAATTACGTATATGTTTTTGTTTATCTCTAATCGCTCTCACCCCCTTTAAGTTTTGCCTGATCTCCAATTTTATCAATAGGAATATAGTTCTCTAATATTACCAATTCATTTAATCCGTCTAAGGGTGATGCACCAATTTTGTCTCTAACTTCATTACCGGGAGCAAGACCTCTTACATACATATTTGTCCATACTTCCGATATTTCTTTCATGTCATAAGCGTATAGACTATGAGCGTTAAACTTAAAATAATAATCATCTGCTATAACTAGCTTACGAGTTAGTTCTTGCTCGATACCTTTTGCAATAGGTAAAATTGTAGAGTTGATAAAATTGTTATATTCGTCTTTTTTATACTCACCTACACCTAAAAAGAAAGCAGGCACACCAAAAATACCCGCTATTGTCCTTTTATCTAATTCAACTGCATCATTAATAGCTAAATCGTTTAGCGATAAAGGCTTGACCTGGTCTACCTTTAATAAATCAGCGGGAATAACCCAAGGCTTACCCCCATCAGTTTCAGAAATGTATTTTTTAAGTATCTCGTCACGACCATCAGCACTAGCTAATTCATCAGTCATAGCATCAACAGAGATAATTATTGACGGTTTCCATTTGTCAGACATAAAACTATTCTTTGTTTTAGTAGCTTGCTTTAGGTTTCGTGCAATGTCCTTTAATACGACTCTGTAGCCTGTACCAATATAAGGTTTTTCGTGGTCTGGATTAATAGTAAAATGTAAAACTTGGTCATAGTTGTATGTTGATTGACCGTACTTTACTTTATAACCGTTGTCAGTCGCTAAAAAGGATACTTGTTGTGGATTGAGTGGAATCAACTCATCTATCAATCCGTTTTTTATTTTAGGATAAACGACACTATTACCATCACCATGCAATAACAAATTTTGCACAATGTTATATACCCAAGCTTTACGAGTCATAAGGCTATAAGGGTTAATGTCAATCTTTCGTGATAGTCCGTTTATCACCCTTACGTCTCCATCATCTGTATTTTCCATTAAATGTATAGTCATTGTGGAAATTAATTCAGAAATTTTATGCACTGCTATTTTAACTTCGGGATTGTCTGATAATCGAGTGTAACCAGGTACACATAAAGTGTCGTATGCATCCTGTGACAAAAACCATTGCGCTAATGGATCTGGTGTAGGTTTAAATATATTTGCTACTCTTTTTAACCAATTCAACATATCACCCCCTTAACTTAAAACGACTTTTATCGGAATGTGCCGAACTTTTTAATAAGTGTGCTTGCTATTTTTCGTGCTGCCTTTACTTCAAAGTCTTCTATTCTATAATCTTCTTTTGTCACTAAGTACCATTGATAAATTTCTTCCCATTGTTCTTTAGTTAATGTAATAGATACTAACTCTTTGGAATTATCCGCCACTTCCATCTCTCCTATCCATTCAACCATTGACTTGCGGTACTCGCCCGTTCTAAATTCTTTAACATCTGCATACAAGAAAAGACACTCGCATCGAATACATCAATTCGTTGAGTGTCTAATACTTTTTCGTACTGTATAGCATCATCTGTTCTTTCAATTGCCCTTACATTTTGTACGCAGTATTCAAATGCTTCAGATCCCAAATAGTAAAAGTTACCTTCCTTTGCTTTCGTTTCGATTCTTCTAAAGCCTTCTGATTTTAAGTAAAAAATTTGCGGGGCGTCCTCTATTCGGAAATTATTCTTTTTCATTTCCAACATAAATTCCCGCCCAAACTTTTTATCAAATCCAGTTGACCTAATATCAAAACCTATCTTTTTCATCTTCATAAACCATTTGACTACTTCTTGATAATCAACGACAGGCGCATTACTCATTGTTAAAAAGCCATCATCCAACCAACCAAATAAAGGTATGTTATCTACGTTAGCTTTTTCGTGAGCTGCAACAATTGGAAAATACGCATGACTAATAACTATATCAATATCATTGTAAGTTGCATATATGGCTGTTGCGGTTAAATCATGTCGTTTAGATAAATCAGCACCACCAAACCAATCTAACTTCAACCTAGCTAATTTCTTCAACTTTTCATCTAGTGATAAACCTATTAATCCTAATTTTTCTTCCGCTTTTTCGTTGGATGATTTGAACTCGTCAATGTTAAAGTAAGCATCCATAGCAGACGTATAAATGTTAATAGACTTAGCCAAAAAGTCTTTACGTTGTTGTGGATCGTTCTGTGCTTGTAAGGCATCATTCATAATGTCTTCCGGTCTAATCGTCACACCATAGTTAGGATTAGCCTTTTCGTGTTCTTTGGCGCAAGTGTAGTCAACTTCGCCATCTTCATTTTCATCAGCTTTAGCAATAAACACGAAATATTGTTCGTCCTTAACTGATCCATTGAGTATCTTTTGACAGTAAACTAAACGATGATAACAAAAACTATTTGCATTATCTCCTGCGGTTGTAATACCAATCATTAGCTTATTTGTATAAGCTTTCATAGCCTCTTTAATAACGTTGTATTGCGTTGCTCGCTTGTATGAGTGCAACTCGTCAGCAATGGCTATGTTACAGTTTAATGAGTCTTGTTTATCTGGGTTGGCCGCTAATGCTTCGATGTGTAAAGAGCCATCTCCTAAATCTCCGATGATTGATGATTCTTGGTTATTGTCTCTTATTCTAAAGTTATCAGCTTCTCCCATTTTATCTAAGTTAAAATTAATAAACTCAAACGATTGTCTGGCTTGCCTTAAAGCAGCACCTACAATATAGATAGATGAGCCACTCCTACGCTCCAATAATGCAAGCGCCCACGAGAGAGCAGCAACAAATCTTGTTTTCCCATTTTTTCTCGGTAAAAAAATAAACGCTTCTTTAAAGCGCCTCATCTTTGTTCCTTTATGGAAGAAGCCTAGTAAGTTATATATTATAAACTTTTGCCATGGCTCTAATATAAATGGTTGACCCCTTAACGGAGTTCCGTCTAACCTTTCACCCTTATCATGTACAAATGTTTTTTCTATTATCTGAATGACAAATTCAGCATCCCTTGGTTTAAATTCATATTCTTCGTTTTTTAGATCATTAAAGAACCTTTCACACATTTGTATTGTCTCTTTATTTGCTAGCTTATTTTTGTCAACTATTGATTGTGCATACTCCATTACCACATCATAGTTTTTATGTTTTTTTTCCATCACTCATCAAGCTTACTCAAAATATCAGCAAGCCCTGACCCCTTTTGTTCCTGCTCTGCTTTTAAACTTTCAAGGGCCTTAGGAGTTAGTCCGAGCCGATCAGAGTATTGGAGTATGTCTTTACGTAAATTTTCCATCGTGCTAACGATAGACGACTTCTTAGGATTGCCAGATGCTGTTTCTTCTGTGTAAATATATCCCGATTCTTCAAACTCAACATTTGCTCGTAAATATTGATGGACTAAACCTGCGTAAATGTCAATAATCCTATTAAACTGTGGTTTATGGATGCCCATGTCTTTCATGTCTCTAATTGTTCTTCGCTTGATTGTTTCCTTTGTGGTTACTCTTCTCGACACGTTCCCACTCCTTTCAAAAAAAGTTTTTTCAAATGTCCGCACTATTGGAAAAGGT